TCCGCTAAAGGTAAATAATAATGAGTACAGCAAAATTTGATACCTTACAAAACGTAGCAGGAACTAAATCAGTACCTGTATCTACCGTGGTGGATGGAAGTGCAAAGGCTTGGGTGAACTTTAACGGGACTGGTACAGTGGCTATTAGAGCTAGCTTTAATGTTAGTTCTATTACGGATAACGGTACTGGCGATTACACGGTGAACTTCACTACTGCGATGCCGGATGCGAACTATTCTTCAAACATATCGGCTTCCTTTGGCAGCACGTATGCGTTTGCCATGTCGAATACAACTTCATCAGCGACCATATCAGCACCCACGACTAGCGCCATGCGGTTTGCTGTTATTGCGTACAACGCGTCATCTTTTCAAGACTGCCAATATTTGCACGTATCCATCTTCCGCTAACCTTCATTCACTGAATTTTTAATATAAAGTTAAGGAGTAACCTTATGCCCCTCAAAAAAGGTCAGTCACGGAGTGACGCAAAGTCAGATAAGACAGTCAGTGAGAATATCTCCATGATGGTCAAAGAAGGTAAACCACAGAAGCAAGCAGTTGCTATTGCGCTGTCTGAGGCAGGGCGTAGTAAGCCAGAGCGTGGTGAGCGTACCAAGAAGAATAAAGAGAAGAAGAAAGCCAAATGACACGCCCTGTATCGGTAGGTGTTAACCTCACCTCAGCTACGGCTACCACGATCTACACAGTTCCTCTTGGCTACTTTGCTAAGTGGAACTTGATGTACATCTTCAATAACTCAGGCTCTACCAAGAGCATTTCTGCTTATTGGAGAGACTCTAGCGCATCCACTAACATCTATGTGCAGAACGGTACTATTGCATCTGGTAGTTACGTTCGCATGGATGGAGGAGCTTATGTAGTGTTGGAAGAGGGAGATACCGTAGTGATGCAGGATGAAGCAGGTAGCTCTTTCAGTACTATATGCACCTTTGAATTGTTTAAGAAAGAAGGAATCTAATCTATGGCCTTGCCAACATACCTTGACCTTGTTAATGATGTTCTGATTCGTATGCGCGAACCTGAAGTCACTACCGTCAATGAGAATACTTTATCTAAGCTTGTGGGTAGGTTGGTTAACGATGCCAAACGACAAGTAGAAGATGCCTACGCATGGAATGCTTTAACTGATACCTTGATCATTGAGACAACAGCTAATACTTATGGCTATGTGCTCACAGGTTCAGGTACTCGCTTTAAAGTCATTGATGCGCAGGACAACACCAACAAGTCTGTCATCAATGCCTTGAGCACCAAGTTGATGTCTCAGTACTTGCTGAACAATACCAGTCCCGGTAATCCGCTGTACTACAACTTTAACGGTATCCACAGCACTGGAGACACTAAAGTAGACTTCTATCCTGTTCCTAATGCAGGCTTGACCTTGTACTTTAACCTGTACATTCCTCAAGCTGAACTGACCTCTGACACTACTACTGTGCTCGTGCCTAAAGAGCCTGTAGTCTTAGGAGCCTTTGCTCGTGCTTTGGTTGAGCGTGGCGAAGATGGTGGTTTAAACAGCTCTGAAGCCTACGGCCTGTACAAAGCTTCATTGGCTGATGCTATCGCTATTGAAAGTTCTCGCTATGTTGAGGAAGAGACTTGGGAGGCTGTGTAAGCCATGAGTCAACAAATCCAAACATACAGTATTACAGCTCCCGGCTTCTACGGTTTAAACACACAGGATAGCTCGTTAGACTTAGCCTCTGGCTTTGCTTTAACAGCTATTAACTGTGTTATTGACCAGTATGGCCGTGTAGGTGCTCGTAAAGGTTGGGTGACTAAGCACTCAACAAACTCTGACCTAAGCACTGCTAACGTAGAATCTATGGGTCAGTTGGTTACAGATGTGGGTACTGAGTACATCATTGCAGCAGGTAACAACAAGATCTTTAAGCTGGTAGGCAGTACCTTGACCATGCTGACCTACGGCGGTGGTGGCACAGCTCCTACAATCTCAGGCAGTAACTGGCAAATGGCAGCTCTTAACGAGTGCTTGTATCTGTTCCAATCTGGGCATGATCCTCTGGTGTTCGATCCTGCTGTCAGTACTACAACCTATCGCCGTGTGTCTGAGAAGTCAGGCTACACAGGTACAGTTCCTGCTGGTAACATCGTACTGTCTGCCTATGGGCGCTTGTGGGTAGCTGACTTAGCCACTGAAAAGACAGTAATCTATTGGTCTGACATTCTTTCTGGTCACAAGTGGACAGCAGGCTCTACAGGTTCTATTGATGTCTCTTCTGTGTGGCCTAATGGTGCAGATAATATTACGGGTTTAGCCTCTCACAACGGATTCTTATTCATCTTCGGTAAGAACAATATCTTGGTGTACTCAGGTGCTCAGGATGTGCTCTCGGCAGGAGTGTTTAAGATCTCTGACTCCCTAACAGGTATTGGCTGTATCGCTAGAGACACCATCCAGAACACAGGATCAGATGTTATCTTCTTGTCCGATACAGGTGTTCGTAGTGTCTTGAGAACCATCCAAGAGAAGTCAGCACCATTCCGTGACTTGTCTAAGAATGTACGTAATGACTTAATGAATGCTGTGGCAGGCGAGACAGCAGCCAACATCAAGTCTGTGTACAGTCCTTTTGAGTCCTTCTACTTAATTACACTCCCTGCCCTTAAAATAGTGTATTGCTTTGACATGAAGGTTCCATTACAGGATGGCTCTAGTCGAGTAACCGTCTGGGACAACATGGAACCTAAAAGCTTCTGCTATCTCCGAGATAAGAACTTACTGATCGGTAAAGCAGGGTACATTGGTCAATACTCAGGGTATCAGGATAACGGTAATAGCTACCGCTTCCAATACTTTACCAACCATACCGACTTAGGAACACCCTCTGTTAGCTCCGTGCTAAAGAAACTTTCAGTGGTTGTTATCGGTGGCTCTGACCAGTATTTGGCAATTAAGTGGGGATATGACTTCAAGGAAAATTATTTCTCACAAAATGCTAAAATTCCTACTCAAAGGGTTGCAGAATTTGGAATTTCGGAGTATAATACTGCTGGAGTAGAATACTCTGATGGTATTACCCTACAAACCCTTGTTGCCTACCCTACAGGATCAGGTAAAGTTATTCAGACTGGTTACGAAGCAGACATTAATGGATCTGCTCTGAGCATCCAGAAGATTGAAATTCAGGCCAAGAACGGAAAGATCGTATAACATGACAGACTATGTAAAAAGTACTAACTTCACCAGTAAAGACTCTTTGTCTTCTGGCAATCCTGCAAAGATTGTCAAAGGCACTGAGATTGATACTGAGTTTAACAACATTGCAACAGCAGTGGCAACTAAGGCTGATCTTGCCAGTCCTACCTTAACAGGTACTCCAGCAGCTCCTACAGCTTCTTCTGGCACTAACACTACTCAGATTGCTACCACTGCTTTCGTGACTGCTGCAATGCAGGCCCTGTATCCAGTCGGTTCTATCTACATCAACGCAGGTGTATCCACTAACCCTAATACATTGTTAGGCTTTGGTACTTGGACAGCCTTCGGTGCAGGTCGAGTCATGGTGGGCTTGAATGGTTCTGATACTTCCTTTGATACCTTGGAAGAGACTGGCGGTAGCAAGGATGCTATCGTTGTAAGTCACACTCACACTGCTACTGTTACCGATCCCGGTCACGTCCATCAGATGACACGGGTGTTGACAGATGCTAATGCAGATTCTACTTTTGACGCTGTTTCTGAGTTGTCTACTACAGACGATGCTAATTATCAAAACAGAAACACAGACTCTGCAACTACAGGTATTACTGTGAGTAACAGCACAGAAGGCTCCAGCGGTACTAACGCTAACCTCCAGCCATACATCACAGTGGCTATGTGGAAACGCACAGCGTAAACGCCTGACAGCTTAACCCTTTCCAAATTTAGATAACTAAGGAAATTTATATATGGCACTACCCGCTGCTCTTATTGGAGGAGGCTTGAGCCTCTTAGGTGGTTTATTCGGAGGTAATTCAGCTAAGAAGGCGGCTCAGACGCAAGCTAATGCCCAACTCGAAGCTGCTCGTATCGCAGCAGATGCTCAGAGATTCCGTCCAGTGGGTGTTACCACTCGCTTCGGTTCCTCTAACTTCCAGACTGATGCACAAGGCAACTTGATCGGTGCAGGCTACACAGTATCTCCTGAAGTTGCTATGATGCGTGATCGCTTGCTCTCAGAAGCAGGTGGTCAGGGTTTCCAGACAGCAGAACAGGCTCAGGCAGCTCAAGAACAACTGTTTAACTTAGGTCAGCAGTACTTGGCTCAGTCTCCACAAGAGGCGGCACAGCAGTGGATGCAATCTCAGCAAGCTTTGTTGGCTCCTTCCCGTGAGAAGGCAGCAGCAGGTTTGACACAGAATCTGTTCAACACAGGACGTGGTGGTGTTGCTGTCGCTCAAGGTGGCGGCATGGGTGCTGCTAACCCTGAACTGCAAGCCCTGTTGAATGCTCAGGCATTGCAAGATGCTCAGTTGGCTGCTGATGCTCAAGCACAGGGCAAAGCACAGACTACCTTCGGTGCAGGTTTATTCGGTACAGGCTTAGAGTTAGGTTCTACTGCTTACAATCCATTGAAGACACAGTTTGGCTTGGCTCAGAGCTTGGAATCTGCTGGTCAAGGTGCTCTGGACTTAGGTGCTCAGTTGGGTGGTCGTGCTGCTCAAGCAGGTGCTAACGTAGGCAATACCTTGATGACAGGTGCAACTAATGCGGCGAACTCTATGGCTGCTGCTAACAGCTACAGTCCTTTTGGTGCTTTGTTATCCGGCGCAGGTAGCAATAAACAGTTGATGGAAGGCTTGTCTAGCTGGATGCGTCCTTCTAGTGGAACTTTCCAAGCAGACCCTAATGCGTATGCTTTCGGCACTCAATCGTGGGATTAAGGAGTAACAATGGCTGAAGTAGTTAATAGTTTATTTGGGATCACTCCAGAATCCCTCCAAGCAGATCGTGATGCAGCTTTGCAAGCACAGGCTTTACAGTACGCTAAGTTAGATCCTTTTCAACGTGCTACCGCTGCTATCTATTCAGGTGCTAACCGACTTGGTGGTGCTATCGGTGGTATGCTCGGTGCTCAAGATCCTGAGATGATGCGTTTGCAGCAGCGTCAGAATATGTTACAAGGTTTAGACCTGACTAATCCTGATTCTCTGAAGCAAGGTATTCAGGCTGCTATGCAGAATAAAGACTACCAACTGGTCAGTGAGTTGACTAACCGTTATCAACAAAATCTTGCTTCTGACTTAGCTAAACGTAAGACAGAATCAGAGATCACGAAGAACAGCCGCGAGAAAGCTGGTGCTGATCCTATTCAGCAACTAATCCGTGCAGGTAAATACACTATTGCTAGTATTGGTGATTATGAGAGATCCGGCAATATTGCTGACCTTGTACTTATTGATCCTGCTGAAAAAGCACTTAACTTCGGTGCTGAAACAGAGCGTATTTCTAAAGCTATGTACAATAAAGCTTACAATCAATTGACTCAAGCGGAAGCAGCAACAGTTGACAAAGAAGTTGAGAAACGTGATCTTGCTTCTAAGAAAGCAGGTAAAACTGATGTGGTGTTGCCGGGGGTTAGTAAAGCAGGTGATGTGACAGGATTACGCCGAGACTTGCAAGCTATTACTAAACCTTATCAAGACCAAGCAGATGCTGCTGGAGATGCTATTGATTTGGCTAACATGGCTATTAAAACTAATAACTTTGCAGCAGCAGCAAGTCTGTCTCGTAGTTTAGCGACAGCTTCAGGCGAAAAACAAATTACATCAGGGGACGTAACTGCTTTTAATGTTGATCCTTCTTTGGTGGGGACTGTTTCGGATACCTTGTCTCGTTTAACTAAAGGTCGACCTACCGTAGATACATTGGTACAGCTTCGTAACCTTGCTGAAGCTCTTAAAAAGAAAGCCGAGTCTCGTATTTCGATTGAAGAACAACAACTGCAAGATACTGCCCGTGTTAGTGGTCAGTTTACTGAACCTCAGATTCAAACAGTGTTTCGCCGCCGTCCTAAAGATAATACAGCGGGTAAGACTAGTTTCAATTCTGTTGCAGAAGCTGAAGCTGCTAAACTCCCTAAAGGGACAATCATTACAATTAACGGTCGCCGTGCCGTGGTGGAGTAAATATGCCTATTAAGTTTCTTGACGATGCTGAACAACCTAGTACTATTCGTTTCTTGGACGAAGCTCCGGCTAATCGTGGAGACTTAAGCAGTCAGATCCCAACAGGAGGAACTCCAACAGTTCCTTTGACAGCTCCTGTGCCTTCTGCTAGTGAGCGTATGCTTAAGAATGCCACAGTAGGTGTTGCTGCTATTCCTGCTCTTGCTATTCCTACAAAACTGTTACAGACAGCAACTGTGGGTACAAGATTGGCTCCTTACACACAAGCAGCGGCTAATCTCTTTGTTCCTAAGTCGGGTGTAGATCTTCTTCGGCAAACTGTTTTAAGTGCAGGAACTACTGTGGCTGCTGGTGAGGCAGGTCAAGCTGTTGCTGAAAAAGCAGGGGAACAGTATCGCATCCCTGCTGAAATGGTTGCTGGTTTAGCTACGGCTTTGCCAGCTAACACTGCTTTGAATGTTATGGAAGCAGGTGTTAAAGGGGTTGCTAATAAAGCTGCTGGTCGAGGGTTGTTTGATTCAGGTGTTAAAACTGCTGAAGTTATTGGAGGTGCTCGCGCTGAAGCCCGATTACGAGCAGCTATGGAAGCTAACCCTGATTTATCTGCTGATTTGGCTCGGGCTGCTGAGATTGAACAGCTTACAGGTGTAAAGCTTCCTGTTCCTGCTGCCTCTAAAGGGGACACTACTCTTACAGGTATGCTGGCTTCTCAAACTTCACGTAGTGAGAATGCTGCATTTACTGCGGCTATCAAGCAACAAGAGAAGGATGCCTTGGATGCTGTAAAAGCAGCTCAGAAACAGTTAGCAGGTGATCCACGTAATGCAGCCTTAACTGCCGAAGTTGAAGCTAAGAAATTAGCGTATGAAAACTCTCGCCGTGAAACTGCATACGCCATGAAGCAGGCAAACATTGACCGCCAAGTTGGTCAAATTAATGCTCGTATTCAGGATTTAACTTCTGATTCTTTAATGGCTACGGCAGGTAAAGAAGATATTGGTAATCGAGTAACTAACTTGCTTAATGCCCGTGAAGCAGTGATTCGGGATGAGTTCAAGCCTTTGTATAAGGAAGTATTGGATAATGCTTCTAAGTCAGGTATTGAAATGGATTCTACTGTTGTTGCTAATCTCTGGAACTTCACAAAACAACGTCAAGCAGAGGATGTGTTTAATAAGTTTCCTGCTTTAGATACTGCCATTAAGAAAGTGCTGGCTCCTACCAAAGTTCCTGTCAGTGGTAAGTTTGCTGAGAAGTACCCTAATTTGGTTAGATCAGTTGAAGGTACTTTTAAACCAATGGGCGTAACAGATATTGATTCTTTGAAACGAGGCATTAACCGAGCTATCGGAGATACTCAAGACAGAGATCAACTTCGTATGCTGTACGAGCTTAAGAACAAATTTGATGAGGCTTTAGGTACACTGCCTGAAGATTTTGTCCAGTCGTATAAAGGATTGGATAAACAGTATGCTGAAAAGTTAGGTATTCCTTTCAGCGAAGCAGGTGTTGTTTCTGTTGACCGTGCTCGATTTGTTGAATCTACTGTCCCTATGCTGACAAATAAGCCTTCTGCTATCCGTCAGATCTTGGCTGCAACAGATAATTCTCCAGAAGCTGTAAAGATTGTTGAAGATGCTTTCTTAATGAAGATTAGTCAGACTAATGGTATTGTTAATCCGAATACCATGTCTGTTAATCCTGCTGCTCTTCAATCCTTCGTTCGTAAGAACCAAGAAGCTATTGATCAAGTTCCCGGTTTGCGTCAGAAGTTAGAAGGTTTATCCACTAATGTGGATGACTTATTAGCTAATCGTGAACGCTTACTTGACATGCAGAAGAGTGCTGCTATTGGCAAGATTGAGAATGTTTGGTCTCGTGCTTATGGTCAGCAAGGCGGGTTTGAAGGCTTTGTGAACAGGGCTTTAACTAATCCTGAAGAATTGAAGCAACTGATGGCAGCGGCGGGTTCTGATGCAACATTACAGCGTGGTTTAAAATCTGTTGTAATGGATTTAGGATTAAAGTCATCTAACAAGTTAAACTTCTTTGATGATAATGCTCAAACCATTAATACTTTGTTTGGTAAGGATCATGCACAAAATGTGAAGGCTTTGTTAGAAGCTGCTGATCGTTTGGCTAAGAATCCTGTTATGACAAAGATTAATCAGTCTTTATCTCAACCTACTCAGTTTGAACAACTAACAGGATCTGATCCAGCTAGAGCAGCTTCTTTAATGCGTCAGCAAGTTCAAAGTACATTCTATAAGGTTTCTACTTTGTTAAGTAAGTTTTTACAGAATAAATCTGTTAAGTCTGAAAATACAGAGATTCAGGAGTTCTTGTCTGATCCGAAGAATGTTAAAGATATGTCTGAAGCAATTAAAGCAATGGAAAAAGGCGGTGATGCTTGGGTATCCTCAATGAAGAAAGGTGCTAAAAAGCTTGCTGGAAACTTTGCTGTAGCTGCTTTGATTGGAGCATCAGCTCCTGCTCGTATTGTTGAGCGCGAGGAAACCATAAACCCAGAAATGCGGGAGTAAACAATGACATTCTCATTTGGAACTAAAAGCGCAGAACGCCTTGCTCAAGTCCACCCAGACTTACAGAAGGTGTTTAACCAAGCTATCACAGATAGTCCTCTGGACTTCACCATCACTCAAGGCTTGCGTACAAAGGAGCAACAAAAGGCTCTCTTTGACGCAGGTAAGTCACAGACAATGAACAGTCGCCACCTCACAGGTAAAGCTGTTGATATTGCCGTGATCAAGGATGGTGAGATCACTTGGGACATGCAGTATTACCAAATAGTCGCTGATCATGTCAAGAAAGTAGCCAAAGAGCTAAAGATTGATATTGTCTGGGGCGGTGACTGGCAGTCCTTCCGTGATGGCCCACATTATGAATTGCACCGTAGCGTGTATCCTTGAGGTTCTATGATTGATCCTTTTACAGCCCTAGCAGCGGTGCAGACCGCTGTAAAACTGGTAAAGAAGACTGTAGAAACTATCAAGGATGTGGAAAGTCTTGGCCCTGTCTTAGGTAAATACTTTGACGCTAAGTCTCAAGCTATTGAGGTGGTACAGGCTTCCAGAGCAGGTAGCTTTAAAGGCTCTGCTCTGGGTCAAGCTCTGGAACTTGAATTAGCCATTGAACAAGCTATCCAGTTTGAGAAGAAGGTAGAGATGCTCTTCTTCCAATCTAACAAGATGGATGTATGGTTAAAGATCAAGGCTAGAGCAGCCGCTATGGAGAAGGCTTACGCTGACCAGCAA